TCAGGTGCAGTGTTTTCCATTTCAGGAACAGTTTGGGTAGGTGCTGCCGGAGCAGCTTTTGCAGGTTCGGAGTCCACTAAGGAACGGCCAATCCCGACCCCCGGATCAGCGGGGATCGAAACAACCGAGACCTCATATGGCCTCCAAGATGTGGCAACAAAGTCGCCACCCTCTCGCTCCTCCATTTTGTCAATGGAGTAGCCGAAAGAGACATTTCGGAGAATGCCATCTTTCACATCACTCAGGACTTCCTGAGCGAATTCGTTGCGGCTAAACCGCACTTGCGTGTAACCCCGACGTTTCTTTTCGTCGATGTAGGCACGCTCCACAACACCAATCACGCGATCAGGGTCGTGGTTGAACAACAACGGGGCGCTGTCGTTCAGCCGGTCAAGATCTGCTGCACCTTTGTCGTGGCTCAGAACTTCGCTTCCGAAGTAACGCTCAACCGGAAACTCAGAGGAGAACGGGAACTGATAAGTGCGCTCCTCAACCTCATCAAAGGTTGTGGTTTCGCTGCGCTTGTAGTTCTTGCCCTCAAGCCAACGCAGGGCCGGGATCTTGGTCAACGTCGAGAACCGATGACCCACCTTGGTGTCAGTTGGCTCGTACTCACCATCTTCCTCGCGGTAAACGGTGATCAGTGCTGCCGGATCATCAGCGTCACCGTTAATCGTGAACTCTGAGTCAGGCACGTTGATAGAGCCGTCACGTTCGATGCGGTCGATCTTGCCGCGAGCAGTTCCACCGCTTGCACTCCAGCTGACAAAATCGCCAACTTTTAGGCCGTCAGGTTCAGCCCTATTCGTGTCCATGCTTCTATCACGAACTTCTTTAATTCTATCTGCTTTAGCTCCACTCCACCTCATTCCTGCGTCTCCACCCCACGCAGCCCATGCAACTCTGCCAGCTGACGGATAACCATCCTCTCCTGACGAGAAACCCTCGCCTTGTTTGTCTACTTCATGGCGCGCAAACCATGCGTTCATAGCAATGACAACATCAGGGCTCAGCTCATCACCGCTAAGGATCTGCGTGGCCCTGCGTGCTGCGACTTCAGTGCCGCCGGCCTCGCCATCAGCCTTCCAGTCGCGATACCGCTGCGCTTCTTCCTTCATGCCCTCCGTGGGCATCAGGTCAATCTCAACGCCTTCAACCTTCGCCATTTTCTGTCACCTCAGGTTCAGGTTGCGGCTGTTGTGGTTGCTCCTCTTGTTCCTCACCAGGCCGCTCGGTGTCAGAGAACGCAGGAGCTGCGCCAATGCCTAGACCAGCCTGAGCGCCACCGCCACCGTTGACCTCGCTGGGATCAGTGTCCAGAACGATGTTCATCTCATCGAGCATCGCCAGCTCAGCCTGACGTTGCTTGAGCAGATCATCAAGGTCACCACCTTGCTCTGCCACAACATCTGACAGCGTCTTAAATCCGCAGCGCACTGCGTCTTTGTACGCCGCGACTTCCTTCTGCGGGTCAACATACCCATAGGCCCGTGGACACCACTTGACCATGCGAAAGCGGTCAGGGTTTGCCTCATAAGCAGGAAGATCGAGAGCGCCGCCCATCACTGCCATCTCAAGCCACATGTTGAACACTGGCTGATGGAAGTTTTCAATCAGAAAACGTTGAATGGCGCGCCAGTTGTCGCGCGTTTCCAACAACTCAAGCCGTGAGCTGCTGTAGTTCGATTGGCTGAAATCAGAGCTGACCTGGGTGTAGGAACAACCAAGGCCAGCAGCAACAGCACGCAGCATCCCGCGCGTGAACGGCTCAAACTGCCCGTCAGGTGCATCCAGCTGGGGCACAGTCACGGATTCGCCGGGCTGCAAATACTTGAAGACGCCAGGAGCGAACGAATCAACGCGGTCGCCGTCATAGACCTCCTCAGCCGTGCCCAGCTCACCCTCAGTTGTGGTGATAAAGCCCATCAGGCTGCTCGATGCGCGAGCCCGGATGACCTCTGCCTCTTCATAACCAGCAAGGTGATGCAGACGCTTGATTGCTGATGCAAACCAAGTAACGCCACGGGTCTGGCCTGGACGCTCTTGGATATACAGGTGCATCACCTCATCAGCCGACAGCATCAGGTGCCGCTTTGCTGCAGTGCCGCTAAACGGTGCATCCCCAGGATGCTTCTGCAGAAACGCATAGCGCACAGCGCGGCCAAACTTATCGACCTCAACGCCCATGCGCCATTCGTTGCCATCAACGCTGGCCTTGCCCGTATAGGTCTCATCCAGCTGATCGCTTTCAAAGAGCTGCAGCGCAAACGGGATCTGGCTGCCGCCAAAGGGACGACGGATCACCCTGACAAACACCTCGCCAGACTCACACATCGCGCCAACAATCATGCGCTCGATGTCGGCAAAGCACAGGCGACCAGCAACGTCGCAATAGCTCTTATATCCCCAATACTTCCAAGCCTTCTCAATCCTGTCGTTTAAGTCTTCATCAAGCCGCCCGCCACGCTGCATCAGCACCTGGGCCTGCAGCTTGATACCTGTGCCGATGACGTTGTTCATCACCGCACGCTTCGCTTGCCGCGCGTAATCAGAGTCCCGCACCAACTGACGTGCGCGGTTGCGCAGCCTGGCAAGGCTGCCATGCACCTCCGCATCTGCACTCGTCCCGCCAGTTACCCAGCTAGACGTAAGGCGACTCATCGTCGCGCCTTCGTACTGACGCCGCCTTGGCCGGCGTGGCTCATAACCAAGAGCCCGAAAGAGTCGAGTTGCAAGGCTCATCAGAAACGAACAAAGAGGTTAAAGGGATCGCCCTTGCCATTGGCAATCAGCGCGGCACGGCGTTCACGCTGCACCTCAAACTTGAGCTTAGATTCCAAAGCAATAAGATCCGCCATTTCGTAGCGAGTCAAATTGCGCCCAGCAACGCTGTAGCTCTTAACAGCATTGCCGTTGGCAATATCTCTGATTGCTTTTTGAACAGCTGCTAAGTCCTTCTCAGCCTGCGTGCGCCCATCAAATGCGGCTGCGTCACCTGTGTAATCAAGGCCGGCAAGAACTTCGATCTGGCCAGACGCAAGCGTTACTGCCTCGCTGTCCTTGGTCGCAATAGCTTGAAAAAACCAGCTGCCAGCATCAAAGGCGTCAGAGTCTGTTGAGCTGATCGTGAATTCCCAGCCCGTGCCAAACGCTGTGCCCGTTGCTGTATGCGCCTCGTGGTTAGTGTTTGTCCGAAAGTAATACTTCAGCGTGTAATCACTGCTAGTGATTGAATTCCCAAGATTGTCTCTGCTCGCGTCAACGCGCCATTTGATCGTGTCGCCTGCCCTGATTTTGTCCGGTAACTGAGTCACGGTTTTACCAGTTGTTGACGAACGACGGCTCGGCTGGCTTTGCCTTTGCTTCCTTTGATCTTAGCGGCTGCTCAAGGCGCTTTTCCAGTTGATCCCAAATAGTCCGGCGATCAAACTTGCGATACATCAGCTGAAACACCGCGTAGGAATAACAAAGGGTGTCCAAGCTTTCATTGCGCTTGCCAGGCTTCAACACCCACACCCGCTCAGGGAAGCCATTGCGGAACTTGATCGCTTGTTTTTCAGCGGTCAACATCTCGAAGTATTCCTGCCCCGTAGTGGCGTGAAAGTGCAAGTAACCTTCGCCGGGCTCAGCGTGGCGCAGCCGGCCCATCAACGTGTTCTTGCAAGTGTCAGTGCCGATGCCATACAACACCGCGCCCTTTTTGATCGCCTTGCCCCGTGAGTTGATGTCAACCCGCGACGGCTTGCCAATCGCTGGCTTGTTCCGCTGACTCAAACCCTTGATGGCAATCACGCCCTGGGCCTTGCGCTCGCGCGCGTACTGATACACCTCACTGGTCGCCATGCCGCCGGAGTCAATAGCAGTGAAGTCAGCCTTGAGACTGCCGCCCAGCTCGTGCGGCCACTTGCGCATCACAAACTGATCAAGCTGCTTCCACACCGCAGCCTGCGTCGGGTCGCCCGCAATCTCCTGGTATTGGATCAACCAGGCTTCCTCATTGCGGCCCCAGCCCCACACGCTCACCGCCAGACGTTCATTCAGCGTTCCGCCGCCGCCCTGCACGTCAACGCCGATCGTCACTGACAACACGCCAGCCGGCAACGTGCCCTCGTCATAGTCCTCACAACGCTCAAGCAACACGTCTGCGCTCATCGCGCTCGCATAGTCATCAGAGAACGTCTCGCCCAGCGTCGTGTTGATCCAAACTCGCAACGCCTCGGGGTTTGACTTGGCCTCTAAAAACTCAGCGACAAGATCAGCCCACCTTGCATTTGGGCTGTAGCTGTACGCCGCCCAGATATGAAAGCCAGCGTGCTTGCCGTTGCCCGGTGCAGTAGCCCGCCACTCACCACGCTCAACCATCCAACGCTTCTTGCTGTGCGGAATCAACGTGCCGCAGCTCTCGCACGCATACGCCGCCGTCTCAGGGTTGTTGTCAATCCACTTGATGTTTGCCCACTTCAAGTACTGCATGTGCCCACAATCTGGACAGGGGCAGTAGTACCGGCGCTGATCTGACTCGCCAAACATCCGCTCGATGCGGCTAAAGTCCTTCACCGTTGGCGTGCTGCCGGCAATAATCTTGCGGTTCCAGTAATACTCAGTTCGCTTGATGCCTAGCTTAATTTGATCGCCCTCAGACCCTGCTGACGCTGGATAGCCGTCAACCTCATCAAACAGCACAATCCTTCTGCTCACACGCCTGAAGCCACGCGGTGAGTTGGCCCCCACCAGCGACAACGTGCCGCCGGGGAAATTCTTTTGCAAAATTGTGTTGCTTCCGTCCTTTGCTTTCGACTCACTCACCAAGCCAGCCAAACAAGGCGTGTCCCTCAACATCGGGGCGATCTCTTCCTTTGAGTAGCCCTGCGCGTCCTCAACAGTCGGCTGCACAACCATGATCGGACAAGCGTCCTGATGGACGTGATACCCAATCGCGTGGTTGATCATCTTGGTGTAACCCACACGCGCTGATTTCATCACCGTGATCTGCTCCACAGCCGGATCAGTCACTGCGTCCATCATTCCCTTCTGATACGGCAGCGTGTGCCACCTGCCTGCCTCAGCACTCGATTCAGCAGACAAGAACGCATAACGATCAGCCCACTCACTCAGCGTCAGCTTCTCCGGCGGACGGAACGCCTCTAAAGCTCCACGCATCAGCTCAGCAATGTCAGCCATTAGCCAAGTCCTCCAGGGCCTCGCGCACAATCTCCTCAAGCGCCACGAACGCATCCGCCGGGATCTCCGGTATGCGCTGTTTAGCTTTCGACGGAACCGCCATCATCTTCGTTCGCGTTATCGCAACTAAGTCACCCCAAGCTTTCGACACCTCATCAGCACGCACCAGCTCGCCTTCCTTTTCCGCACGCTCTAGCTCCATCAGCTCAGCGCGCAGCCACTCAGTCCGTGCGCGGCTTTCGTTGTAATCAGGCAGCTCTTCAGTGCGTCTTTCAACCGTTGGCCCAAGACGATGTTGCCTGATGTTTGGCATCCGCTTCCTGCTGTTCTCTGCCCACGTCTGCTCCAAACCGTCACGCTCAATCCACTGCCTGCCGTCTTGCTCAACAACACTGATTCGGCCATGCTTAATAGCTTGCGCAACAGCTTGGCCGCTAACCCCCACTATCCGCGCAGCTTCGGCCTTAGTTATCAACATTCAGCTTTAATTGACTTTAAGTTGATTTAAGCGCACCCAAACTAGAGCGGGATAGGGCTCGTGTGTTCTCAATAAGTCCTACCCTGCGATTCTCAATAAAGTCTCAGCGGCGTGCCTACCTAAAAACTGCGCCTCCGGATGACC